AGAGATACACTCCCTACTATTGATGTCAAAGCACGTATGTGTGTGACTAGTCCACCATACTACGGACTACGTAACTATGGAGGAGAAGAGAATCAAATAGGACAAGAGGATACACCTGAGCAATTTATTGACAATCTTGTGTCAGTATTCAGATCAGTGCGTGATGTATTGACAGATGATGGCACGTTATGGGTCAACATAGGAGATAGTTACTATAACTATAGACCTGGCAAAGGTCAAGCATTAGTCAAACAAACAGTATCTAAGACAAAACAAGATCTACCTGATAAGTGTGCACGACGTGGTAACAAACTAGAAGGTCTCAAAGAAAAGGACATGATAGGTATACCATGGATGTTAGCATTTGCATTACGTGCAGATGGATGGTATCTACGTCAGGATATCATTTGGCATAAACCTAATCCTATGCCTGAGTCTGTTAAAGATAGATGCACTAGGTCACATGAGTATATCTTTCTATTATCTAAAAACAAAAAGTATTATTATGACAACGAAGCAATCAAAGAACCAGTCAAACAAGATTGGGGTAAACGAGACAGGACAAGCGGTAAGTACCATAATCCTGGCACTGGCCTTCAACCTCATAGTGGTCTTACCAAGTCTTATGAACGGAAAAATAAACGAGATGTTTGGACAATAACAAACAAACCATATAAGGGAGCACACTTTGCTGTATTTCCACCTGACTTGATTGAACCATGCATACTAGCAGGGAGTCAGGAGGGAGATATTATTCTCGATCCATTTATGGGATCAGGAACTACAGCAATGGTTGCTAAGAAACATAATCGTAAATATATTGGGTGTGAGTTGCATGATGGATATGAGGATTTGATACAAAAAAGAGTGGATGAAATTCCTACTAGATTACCCCTAGACCAGTTGATATAGTGGCACACTGATCTGCACAATAGGTCTGAGTATGCTATAATATTAGTATACAACAGGATACTATGCCAAACAGACATCTAGAACATCCAGAAGATACTATCCTTCTCAGCAGAAGAAAGTGTTATCAGGTTGTTTGCACCTTGATGCAGGAGGAAATACCTCTTGGAGTCAAGTGGGATGGTGCACCTGCTATAGTATTTGGAACTGACCCTCGTAACGATAAGTTCTTTGTTGGTACTAAGTCTGTATTCAACAAAAAGAGGGTAAAGATATGCTATTCTTATGAGGACATTGATGAAAACTACAAAGGCGAAGTGGCGAATATCCTGCGTTTATGCTTTAGGCATCTTCCTAGGATTGGTGGCATTGTACAAGGGGACTACATTGGCGTCAGTGGTGGTACTAGGTATACTCCTAATACCCTTGAGTATATTTTTTCTACCCCAACTACTGAGCATATTGTTTTTGCTCCTCATACTAACTATACCGAAATATCTCCCACTGCTGTTCCTACTTTTGGTTGTGTTTTGTCTGGTGAAACTGGCACTTATATGGTCGGTCCCAACGAAGCTAGTGCGTTCATTCCGAAGAGCGAGAAGAAGTTTAACTGGATCAAGTTCATCTACAACCTTGCAAGAGCGCAGAGACCAAGCAAGAAACACTATGCAGAAATACTAAAGCATGTAAACAAATGGGTCAGAGAAGGTCTTGTTCCTCCCGCAGAAGAAATGTATAAGACCTTACCTGCTAAATATAAGGGAGAAGTAAATGTTTACACATTCAAAGTGTGGGATCAAATCTTCCAACTGAAACAGTCATTAATGGATAACATAGAGGTAAGTGGTTCAGTAACACCATACTTAGATGGTGAACCAACTGCTCATGAGGGGTTCGTTACACAGACAGAACACCCAGTGAAACTCGTAGACAGACTGACCTTTAGCAAAGCAAACTTCAAATTAAATGGGTAAATGAAAAAGTTTAGTGCTTTTCTATCAGAAGCAGAGAGATCTTTCGCAGCAAGAGACGCTGAGAGATTAAAATTAAAACATGTGGGTTATGGTAAGTATGCCGATGTCAATGGCAAGGTAACTCATTTTACAAAGAATGGAAAATTAGAAAAAATAACTGCAGAAAATGGCGGTGGCACCGATCAAACAGGCGGTGAACTATCTGGTGGCGAAGAGAACTCTGATGGTGGTGTAGATCAAGGTGCAATATCAATAACATTTGGAAGGTTTAACCCTCCTACTACTGGACATGAAAAACTTCTAGACAAAGTAGCAAGAGAGGCAAAAGCAAGTGGAGGAACGTATAGAATATACCCCTCAAGGTCGGAGGATCCTAAGAAGAATCCCCTCGACGCAGGGACTAAAGTTAAATATATGCGGAAGGCATATCCAGATCACGCGAACTCGATCATTGATAATGCTGACATGCGTACCATTTTTGATGTTCTCACATCACTCGATAATGATGGGTATAGCAGCGTTAACATTGTTGTGGGTGGCGATAGGGTCAGTGAGTTTAACTCGTTAGCAACCAAATATAATGGTGATCTATACAACTTTGAGAACATCAAGGTAGTATCAGCAGGTGATCGTGACCCAGATGGTGAAGGTGTTGAAGGTATGAGTGCATCTAAGATGAGACAGGCAGCAGCAGATGGCGATCTTGAATCATTTAAGAAGGGTGTACCATCAGGAATCAAAGACAAAGATATACAATCTCTGTTCGGAACGTTAAGAACTGCAATGAAAGTTGAAGAGGTTGACGATTTTGCAGATTCGTCGTATAATTTATATGAGATAGCACCGAAACTAGATCCTCAAGGTTTGCGTGAAGCATACTTTGATGGAGAAATATTCAAGGAGGGAACATTCGTTGAAAACAGTAACACAGGACTCATTTCTAAAATTGTTAGTCGTGGTAGCAATCACGTCATCAGTATTGATGAGCATGATCATCTTTTTCGCAACTGGTTAAAAGACTTAAACGAAAAAAATAATATAAAATTCTTTACCTATAAACCTGCAGGTCTTATGGGTACACCAGAACTTACCAACTATATGAAAAGAATGACACCTGGTGAGTTCGTTAAGAAGATAAATAAAAAGGACAAAGTACACCAATGACAATGAAGAGCTTTACTGACATGGAACTACCTGATATGACCGATGCATATCGTCAGGTGCAAGAAAAGAATTTAGATCCAGTTAATCCTGTTGCTGTTAAGAAGAAATTTGCTAACAGAAAGGATAAAGATATTGACAATGATGGTGACGTAGATAGCAGCGACAAGTTTCTACATAAGAAGAGAAAGGCAATCTCTAAAGCAATGAAGGAACATCATCAAAAAGATGAGAACGGTAAAGTCATTGAGCATGATGTAGAAGATGTTGAAGAAGCATATACAATAACTAATGCTGACAAGAAAGGAAACACACCTGCATACCAAGCATATAAAGCAGGTAAAAAGAATGTGAAAACTGGTAAACCTTTATACAAAGCAGCAGACCATATGAAGGAAGAAGAGATTCATCCTGATGACAATGTACTATCACCAGAAGAACTAGAAAGAGTAGCAGAACTCTCTAGAGAGTGGGATGCTAAGATGGAAGAAGGATATGGTGGCAAACCTATGATGAGTAAAGGTGGAGAAGTAAAACCACCAAGAACTGCAAAGGGTGCTATGGCATATGATGGTCCTAACAAGGCAGCATCAGAAGCAAAAGATAGACTAGTTGCAAAAGCAAAAGCAAAACGTGAGGCAATGAAAAAATGAAGTCCTTTAAACAGTATTGTTCAGAAAACTATCGTGCGATGAGGAATCCTAAAGAGGAGAAACCAGAGTCAGAAATGTCTTATGCTGAAAAAAGAAAGAAGAGAATGAATGATCCTAAGAGAGGAATCAATTCTCCTGCATTTAAAAAGTTCATGGCATCTCAAGGTATGTAATGTTATCCTTTAAAGAACTCTCAGAAAAGAAAAAAACTAATGTCTTGATAAATCCTAAGAAGAAGGATTTACAGGAGAAGAATCATGGTGAAGACTGTGATTGTATGAAGTGTGAAAAGAAACGTAGAAGTGAGGACGTCAATGATGGTCCTGACATAGCGACAGAAGAGTCCTGTGGTAAAGGTATGTACTACTGTAACACTGATAAGAAGTGCAAACCTATACCTGAGGGATATAAAGAAGATAAAGATGGCATGTTAGTCAAAGAAGCAAAGTATGAAGCAGGTGCATCAAACTATGGTAAGATGTCTATCAGAAATAAAAGAGCAGTAGGATATGGTGGTAATGCTGCACCCCCAGAAGAAAGAGCAAAAGCACATGCTGAAAGAATGAAGAAACATAAAGGCATGAAAGAAGATGTATCTGCAAAAGAAAGATTCAAAAGAGATGCAGGTGCTATTGCTAAAAAGAAAATGCGTAACAAAGAACACAGGAAATATGTTAATTTCCTAGACGTAGATGAAAATACTATACATAGTTTTAACACATTCATTCAAAACAACAAACCGTATGACAGTCAAAAAGAAGTTTCAGAAGAAAGCGATAAAGAAAGCAAAGTTGAGACTTCACTGTTAAAATTCTCGGAGTGTTGGAAGACACACAAGAAAGTAGGCATGAAAATGAAGGGTGGTAAACTCGTCAATGATTGTCGTCCTAAGAATGAAGCAAAGGAATACACAGGACCTGACAAAGAAGATAGAAAAGTTATCAAGAAAATGGATAACAAATCTTTTGCTGCAAAACTAGCAGACTATGAAAAGAAAATGGATCCTAAGAAGCGTCAGGCACTTAAGGATAAAGCAACTAAGGGTATGAAGTTTACTCATGAGGCAGCAAATCCTGCACAACAGGCAGCGATTGCTATTGACATGAAGAAGAAAGGAAAGAAACCCAAGGATATACAAGAGGAAGACAAAGCACTTGATATAATCAGGAAGAAGTATAAAGATCAGATCATGAAGAGGGGACAACCTAAGAAAGTTAAGGGTGCTAAGTCCACTGTAGGTACTGGCAAGTATAAGAAGATGGCAGATCAGAAGAAACAAACTGCTGCTGATGCTAAGAAACGAGGGTTTAAATCTACTCAGGACTATGTAAATACTATGGCAAGATACGGTGGTAAAGACAACTATGACAAGGGTAAAGGATTAGGTTCATAAGTCATATACATATAGTATACCTTATAAGATTTAATCATGATTGGAAAGTTTTTAATGCCACTGGCATACAAAGTAATCGATTCTGCTGTCAAGAAAATTCCTGACGATGCGGAACTTGGAGAAAAACTAATAGAAATTTGCTTACTTATTATTGGTAAGGCAGTTAAACTAACTAAAACTACAGCAGACGACGAACTCTTTAATAAAGTTAAAGAAGCGTTGGAAGCTAAATAGTACATAGAAAAATACCGACGGAGTACAAATGTCAATCTACGGAGTACTTGACGCAAAAGCAATGGGCACTAATGTTGGAGTAACCAACGGTGATGCCACAGTAACTACATCGGGGGACTTTACAGACACATCTGACAATTTTGTCAAGGTCGGAGACGTATTGGAACTCAGTGGTGTTGCATATATTGTCAAGCAAGTAACGAGTGCAACAGCAATCGAATTGCACAAAGCATATGCAGGATCAACTGCAACTATTACTGCAGCAAACGCAGTAAGAAGAAACCCTCCAACTGCAGTAGCAGAGTTTGTGATAAAAGGAGGAGATACAAACTCATATGAGTTATTGTTTGTCGATAGCACTGAGGTTGGTATCGCAGCAAACAAAACTCGTGGTATCACTGGTCCTGGTTGGTGGAAGTATCATACATACACTGACGTATCTGGTGCAACTCGTCATAAGGCAGAGCATCTAGCATTTGTACACGCAGCATCAGGAACATCTGGTGATGACTCAGATGACACACTCGTAGCAGACGCAGCAAACACTATTACATTGTCTACAAACAACACTGATAAGACAACTTCAAGTGGTGCAGCAACATTCGCAGTGGTAGCATCTGTAACCAACAGTGGTACAGCAACATTCCAGTGGCAGAAGAGAACATCTTCATCTGGAAGATTCGCTAACGTATCTGGTGCAACTAGCACAAACCTTGCACTTACAGGACAGACTGCATCTAATGATGGTAACCAGTACAGAGTTAAAGTTAACTCCAACAATGGTGCTCCAGAAGTTATCTCCGCAGTAGCAACCTTAACATTCGGTAGTTAGTAACTAACCTATGAAATTTGACGAACTGAATGAGTCTAACTACATTCTGTTCGCCATAAAACATTATGAAAATCCTCATTGTGTTACACGAGAGGATTTTGATGAAGATGTGAAACGTTTTAAATACTTGAAACGTCTACTGAAAAGATATTTAAGAGGGGGTCCTTTGAGGATCCCTTTAATCTTGAATCACCTCATCATACTTTATAATGTCTTTGGCGAAGCAGCAACACCACTGCTCTTTTTCAAGTTTGAAAGAGAATATTGGTGCTTACTAAAGACTCTATTACTTTATTTGAATAAATATCCTATAGGAATGATGCCAGACCTTGACGTCGATCCTACCTTGCAAGAAGAACTGGACAAAATCTAATGAACGAAGAAATGATGACAGCAGGAACAGGAGGTTTCAGTGGCAGTGCTGCTGCAACAGGTCCTAATGCGGGATATGATCCTGTCATGAAGTTCAAAAAGAAAGTTCAGAAAAGAAAAAAACTACAAAAAGAATCCAGAGAAAATCCTAAAGAACCAAACAAATTATACCAATACAAAGTAAATATTCCTACAGTAGGAGAGACTATAATCTATGCTAATAGTCCTGCTGAACTAAAAATGAAACTTCGCATGTCTATCATGCCAAAGTATAGAGGTGATATAAGCATAGAACGTATACTTCCCGCCAATGCAGGTAAGTTCTTTATGGATAAGAGAATGAAACATATGAGAAATGTACAGGAAGAAGCTGGCGATACACAGATGAAACAGAAGCAAGCACAGATGAAGATCGCTATTGAGAAGAAGAAAGTACAGATGAAAAAACAGGAGTTAGCAAAACAACTTCAAATGAAAACTCAACAACTAAAGAAACAAGCAAGGGCAGGAGCAGAACAAGACGCAACAAGGTAATGTCTGACATTAATACCGCTATAATAGAAAGACTAGAAAAAGTAGTTCAGTCTTTACAGGATAACTCTGTAAAGATGGGTCAACTTCTGGCGGTTCATAATGAAAAGTTAGACAAACAAGATAGGATTGACGCAGTGCTATTTGAAAAGATAGACAGTCTGCATAAAGATTTAACTAGAGAGACAGGAGACATAAAGAAAGGGTGTGAACGTGATATTCGTAAGGTGGATGATAGATTAAGATTGATGGAGAAAAAGATGTGGACTATAGCAGGTGGACTCGTAGTAATAAGTTTTATCATATCCCTTCCAGGTCAAGTGATCATGAGAAACTTGACAAAT